CATACATACCAGTTTTGGAATTTATCAATGGGATATTGTTTATATGCTACTTCACCTTCTTTGTTATAATATGAAATAATAATGTCTTTTTCTCTCTGTTCAACGTCTAATATCATTCGTGTCTATTTGTTAATGCTTGCTATTATTTTTTATTGTCTACTATACTATTTATAATTAGTAGTTGTTTTTCTGGCGATTTACATTCTCTTCAGCTTTTGCAAAATAGTAATTAAAGGCAGTTTTTGCATCTAATCCAATTGAAGAAGCGTAATTCATAAAGAAGTGCAAAATATCTACCCATTCCATATATAGTTCTTTTTTATCTCCTTCAGAAAGATCCGATACTTTCATTGTATCATATTTCTTAAAGTCTTTTTTCCAGTATTTCCATACTGCATTTCCAGAACCATCTTTAATACCTCCAAGTGCATCTGTCATTTCATGAATTTCATCAACTAATGCATGTGTGTTAACATGCCAAAAATCCATTACTTCTCTTATTGACATATCTTCAAAGTTAAAACCGTAAGTCTGCTCTTGCATCTTTTTTTGGTTTTCCATGATGTCTGCTAAATGTGTTGTTGATTTTGAATAGAAATCTTTAACTTCTAAATCCTTGCATTCGTTATCTATATTTGCCATATTTTTATTTGTGTTGTGTTATGTTAGTTTTATTAGAATAATGAGTTTTGTTTATGAATTGGTTTAATTATTTGTGAAAGATCAACAGTTAACTCTGGACATATTCCCTTGACGATATCAACTATCTTATTGTCGAAATCTTCTTTAGTCCACATGAATGATAATACAGTGTCAGACTGCAACTTTGCGTAATCTACCAATTCATTATCACTTAATGATTCTATGTTCTGTACAGGTAACCCTAATGCCTCTGTATCCTTCGGGGATGATAGCAGTACAGACTTCTGAATAGCTGCATAGATCCATCTTATTCTAAACCATCCAGAACCTGCATGTGGGTATTCTGGACATAATATACCCCAATATTTTCCACATGTTTCAAACACATCAGTCTCAGTTGCAAGCTGACTTGCTTCCTTGATACTCTTGGCACCAAAATAATCAACTGGCCATTTTAATTTGTTTCTTCGGACCCATGGCTGATGATTAACTAAAGATGCTAACATATGCTTTCGTTCCTTGGGTTGAGTAGGAGTATCTAAACTAATATTCCAGTTTTCTAAAACATATGGGGTTAAATCAATGTTGTAGATGTTCTTCATATTTATAATGTCTCTTACCTTCTCCTTATCTCCCCAGTCAAATGCAGGGATTAGTGCATGGTCAAATTCTCCTTCAGCCACCTTTCTAATAACTTCCATTGCTGCATCACCATCAAATTCAGGGTGATCAACTCCACCGTAAAAATGTCTACCATCACTCCATTTCTTAGATACTGATTTGTCAAATACTTCTTGTTCCAGCATCTTTGTCCATGATTTCATAGTTCCATCTATCTTCCAATCTTCATGGAAGATCAATACATTCTTGACTGTCTTTAGTGCGTATATTGCGTTAAATATGTCTCCTGAATAATTGTTGGAACCAAATTGACCAATACCGACGATTGCTAGTCCATATTCATTAAGGTCATCTCCCCATTTGACCTTTCGTCTATCTACTGCATATCCCTGTCGGCGTAATGAGTTACATATAATAGAACTGTCATCTATTCGTTTTACCCTTGCTCGTTTGTATGCATCGTCATCGACTTGCTTGGCGGTGCACCCTGTAAAAAGTATTTTCATATTATTGTTGTTTTTCGTTAATGTAGTTATCAAGTCCTTGTATATATGCAACGGCATCTAATAGGTTATCCTTCTTATGATTGTATGATTCCCTTGAGAATTTAAGTGCAACTAGTGCCTTATACATATGTTCTCCAGTAACTTCAAAACCTGTCATACCTTGGAAAATCATGGCTGCTCGATCCATTCCTTCTGAAAATGGACCATATTGTCTATCAGATTCTTCTGATCTATTATTAACTATACTGCTTGCTTCGTCTAATATGTTCATATGTTATTTGTTTTTATATTAATTGTTTCTGTTATCTTAATAATAAGATCCTCGATACCTTCGTTGTATGCAAATTGTGTATCGTCTGTTGGATCTTCGAATTTAATAGAATCCTTTGCTATTTCCATTAACAATTCGATATTGTCTATATTGTTCTTCATCTTTTAATTATTATTATATATGTAAATATAATCATTTTATTTGAATATAAAAAACTTTAAGCTACTTATTTTCAATAAAGTTATTAACATGTTGGATTACTTGCCCTCGCAAATCCACCTTTAACCAAAACAGTCTAGCAATTATTTCAACATCATCCTGTGATATGTCTGTTTCGAGGGAAGTAATAAATACAAAATTGCTTATCATCTTCCTAGGGATTCCTAATTGATTCATATCATCGCATGATGATATAGTTTCATTGATTTTATTGATTTCCAAAACTGACCACTGTTTCCAATCATCAGGTGTATAAAAATATTCCATATATTAAACGGTTAAAGGCCCTGTAGATTATACAGGGCCTTTAACAAAGGTTTCAACTATGTTGAACTATTTTCCGATGATACACGGAATATTTTATAAAATAGATATCGAGTGTACGAATACCTTATTAAATGTGACTAGACGTTTGTCCAATTGAACTACTAATTGATTCAATATATGACTCGAATGTTAATGATAATATCGTATGTTCAGTTGATTGAACATCTGATAACGATTCATCGACTCTGTCATACAATTGAGTATCTCCGTTCCATCTCCAATCATCTACATTAAAATCTTTAAGTTTTTTAACCTTTTGATAATCCGAAGGTGATAAACTAGATTGTTTAAGAGTTGCAGCTTCAGCTAAGAAAGATTCTATTGTTTTTAAATATTTCATTTTCTTCTTTTTCTTTTCTGTATCATTGTCAGATGGGATGTCCCCTGAACCATCAATATCGCCTGTTGGTAGAATGGTTGCTCCCATTCCTCCAATATGACCTAATGTTATGTTCTCATACATGTCCATGTCAATTTTATTTAGTTTAATCCTGAAATTTCAGCTTCAATGCTCATTAATTTATCAACGAAAGGCTGAACGTCAGACCACTTGATTTCCTTAGCATCGAATCTCTTACGTGCATCCGCAAAATCACTCTCAGCCTTTGCAAAATCCGCTTGTAACTTCTTAACATCTTTAACATCATCCTGTGCTTCTTCGTCGGCATCGTCTAGTTGTCCTTCTAAATTGATAAGCCTAGCTTCTAAATCAACAGTAGCTGAGGCCAATGGATGTACTTCCGACCACTTGATTTCCTTAGCATCAAACTTCTTTCTAGCTTCTGTAAAATCGTTTTCAGCCTTCTCTAATTCCTTTTCAACCTTCTTGATTTCAGCCTTTATTTTGTCATCGTCCTTTGCCGTAGCTTCTTCTCCATCAAATGCAGGAGCGATTGACGTATCGAATGTTGTCTTTGCTTTCTTAGCGGCAGATGCAACATCGTTTAGTATGTGCTTTAGTTTATCATTGTCTGATATCTTCTGTGTCTCCTTCTTAAATGCTCCCTTCATTGAGTTCCATTTATCAGCTGATTTAGACTTACTGTCATCATCAAGATCATCCCATTGATCAGCTATTGCAATGGCAAATTTAACAGCCTTTGACGCTGAGGATTTACCTCCGTCGCCAATTGCCCATTTTACCATTTTCATAGAGGGCTTAAAGTCTCCCTTGCTTGCTTCGTTAATTTTATCTATGTTAACATATTCACCATCTAATATAGATTCTATTAGTAAATTGTTTTTTATAGACAACGTGTACTCTTCGTATAGTTTTGTTCTTTTCATAATATTATGCGTATGTTAATCCTTTAATTTGATTGATTTTATCGATAATTTTCTTTGCGTATTGTTTAACCTCTTTGTCATAGTATGAGTTACCATACCCTGCTTCAGTCTCTTTCTTTGCATTATCAGTGTATTCAACGTATCTTGAAAAATCATCTAATATACTCTTCATATGGTATGATGCATCCGATAATTTAACGTCACGTTTGTTTGTAGATACTCCGATCATAATGTCACCATATTTTGTCTTCGCACCTTTCTTAATACCATCTTTGATTTGTAATGTCAAATCGTCAATTGCATCAAATACTAATTTGTCAATCGGCATCTTAGCTGCTCTGTTCGCAATGATGTCCGAGTATCTTCTCTTGTTATCTGCTTTGAAATCTTTATCAGATTTATATGCGATTGCTCCAGTCTTTGCTTCCTTTCTAGCGTCAATAATATCAGCTGAAGAATATCTTGCCTTTAATACATCTAAGTCTAATACATATGCGCGATCTGCAAGTAATGCAACCTTTTTCATACTAGATATACCAGTACCGTATGTTCCACTTGCTGGAGATTTAGCATATCCTGCAGAATCATCTCTCTTACTCTTTGACAATGTTAATCCACCCTTTTTCTTACCAGGATATAATGCCCAATTTGATGTCCATGTTACATTCATCCAATCATTGTTACCGTCGGTTATTGCCAATAATGTATTGGCTGGAATTGTTTTAGAATTCTCGTCCTCTGTGTATTCATTTTGCTTTTCGTTAGTAGTAAAGTAAAGGTACACTGCGTTTGCTCTTCTCTCTCTGTTTGCCAAGCTAGGAGACATTTCAATGATGTCTTCATCTTCAATCTTATCTAACTTCAATTTCGTCATTCTATAGAATGCCTTTGGTAAACCCTCTGGAATTGCACCAGCCCCTGTGAAGATACTTGCAAGTTTTGCACTTTTAAATGCTTCATTTAATGAAGGGAATCTAGTTTCAATGTATTCCTCGAATAATTTAATGTGTTTCATATTTGTGTTTTTTTATTGTGATTTATATATTTGCGTTTAAAAACGATCCAAATGATTCATGAACGAATGTAACTGCTTCATCTAGATCTAATGTCCATGCAAATTCAACGTATTCAATAGCATCCTTCTCTGATACTTTCCATTTGTTCGCTGTTTTTAATACTATTTCTCGTGTTATATCCTTATTTTTATATTTCGATATATCTTTGTCAAAACCACCAGGCACCCATGTTTCTGGATTCTTCATTGTTTTTTCATTGATCGTTATTCCCCTTAAGATCCTGTTACCAAATCCTGATAATGAGATTCCATCCTCAGATACATTGAACATGCTTGAATTGCGTTTCATCCATCTCTTAGAATCGCTAGACATCTCCTTTAATATTGCGTCGAATTCCAACTGAGAAATCTTCCCATCCTTTATCGCTTCTAACATTTTATTTCTGATTCGTGCAGATTTACCAACAGTTGACGCTGGGTGGTTTTCAGTATATTTTCGTTTTGTCGTTATGTTACGTCCTTCGATAACTACAGATTCATAAGTCTTACGTAAATACTTTAGTATCTCCTTGGCTAGGTTAGGATTGTCGTTATCTATTGCAAAGTCGTATATTTCATAACCTTCTTTCTCGGATTTACCCTTTAGCATTTTTTGAACATATTGTGTTGAATATTCATTAACGGTTTCATTCGACTCTAATGTCATTGCAATAGAGTCCTTATATATTGATTTTGCCCATTTTATAGAATCTGCATTTTTTTTAACCTTATCACCAAACTCCTTGAAGAATTTTTTAATAAAAGAATCCTCGTCATCCGATTCTTCTGCTAATTCGTATATGTCAGACATACCACCTTCTATTAGTAATATGCTCTCTTCAATCGATCTGTCATCGTTGATATATTTATTAAATGTTGTCATGTTTTATTATTATTGTTTATTGATAAATTGTTCGAACGTCATTACTACTTCTTCGTGTTCAGTAGCAACTCCCATTGCATCTTCGATCTTTGTTCTTAATTCACTATACATTGGGTGTATTGCCTTAGGCGTCATCAATTGGTATTCCTTTTCGTTGTTGTCTAGCATTGCATTTCTAACCTTCGTTGCTGATATGTTGTCGTCAGTTCTTGGTATTTCAAATAATCCGAAATCTGCTCTAGCGTTTAATTGATCTCGGTATGAATCGTTGTTGACTTGAAACCCATATGATTTCATTCTGTCGCTCCCTGTTCCCCATAATACTGGTTCATATTTTGGACGCATTTCATTAAACATCGTATCAATTGCTCCGGTTGGTATAACAAATATCTCCTTCAGAAAAGGATACTGCTTCTTAACCTTGTTGAACATATCGATCTGTGTCTTTTCGTCGTATGGTTTTTTAAATTCATCACCCTTCTTTTTCTTCTTCGCCTTAACTAGAAATACTACCACCGGAAATCCGTTCTCCTTGTGAATAGTTTCCAATACCTTAGCATGTCCCAGTGTAAATGGCTGAAATCTTCCGACAAACATATTAACGGGTTGTTTTCCCTGTTCGTTATATTTTACAGTAAGTGCTTCGTTTAGATCTATTGTTGTTTTTACCTTATTATGTAGCATAAAATTTTTGTAATTATGAATTGCATTCTCGTCTGTATTTTCCACGAATATTTTATCAGATATAGATTTAACCACGTCGTTCATTCTGTTCATAGTATCTTTGTCGATCAGATCGGTCTCCTTGTTTCTCTCCTTTTTAAAAGAACCTAGTATCATTTTGAATAATTCGGCTAGTACTTCATTTGAAACATATTTTAATGTTCTCTCATTCTTAATATATTTGGTATTTAACTTAAAAGATTCTGCTGATGCGAATTCAGCACTTTCAAAATTAACTCCAATATATTTTGAAGAATGTTTATCAATATATCCATTGAATACTATTGACATTAATTCCAAATATCTATGGTTTGGACTTTCCTCCTCTAGTTTAATATCACTGATTTTCTCCTGCATGATATATTCTAAGAAATCTGTAACTGCTATTTGATATGTATGACTTGATTCCTTCGAATCAACATCGTATTTTCCCCTATTGAAATCCTCGAGCTTAAATGACCTAGCTGATTTTCCATCAACGAAGTTTAATATTAAACCATCAATTTCGGTTGTAAGATCTGGATTTAGGATTGAAGATATTAGTGTAGGATTGAATAATTTAAATATCTTCGTTGTGAAACTCATCTTGTCGCTCGACACCGTTGAATATTCATATGCATTGGCAAATTCCTTATCATTCATTTCTAGTAATTCTAGCAATTCATCACGTTGTTCCTTTGAAAGATATCCGTCAAAAATAATACTAGCAGGCTGTACTTCAAGGGCCTTTGCCCATTTGTTCAGTATAACTGGATCATTTATTGTCTTTTTAATCTTGCCACTATTGTTCACTTGGTGAATATGCGTAAGAATCAAGTTGCCCATCGGTGTACTTTCATATTCGATCCTAGATGCCTTTATCTCTGGTAAATATTCAAAACCGAATTTCCAATCGTTCGGTATTGAATTCTTAACGTCGTTTGGTAGACTTTGTAAATGGTTTATTGCCATTTCATATAATGATATGATAGTTCTATCTACCAGATTTAACCTTTCGGAATTAGAAGACTTATAGAATTCAAATCCATCGTCTTTCCTTGTAAAAAGAAATGATGGTGCAGCTATTTTCTCAGTAACCAGTACTCTGTTCTTTAACATACTAATGAAGTTCTCTCTATTAGCTTTGTTAAAATGATCTCTTAATTTTTGTAACGCCATTGTTATTTATTATGTTTGATAGCCGGACCGTCCGGTTATATTTAATACAAAGAAACATAGTACGTTTCTTGATTTATTTATCTTAATTTTTATAACGATTCATTTAGCGATTCGATATCCCATTGTATTCTCTGTAATGGATCATCTCCTTTAAATTGTTTCGATATCCATGCAATAAGTCCAGGCTCGTTCTTTGCATTTTGCGATAGATCGCTTGCGTTTTCCGTTCCTCCATTTGATACATTAGTACGTAACCATTTAGTATACTTTGTTTGATTCCACTTTACCTTCTTAACAGTCTTGTCATGTGGTCCATTTCCTAATTCAGAAATTGCGGCAGCATATGATCCTGGTAAAAATACACCAGTATATTCCTCATCTGCATTACCAAAACTAATTTCCTTTCTGAATTTTATTAGTGCAGTATCTGCTACTTTGACTTGGCCAGAAACAGTACGTTCCCCTGCGTCACTGCCATATTTTATTTTTAATGATAGGGCATCGTCTGTATCTGTTGCAAAATGCAAATCATACATACCTGATTTTTTATATTGTCCTATGTCTGTTTTTTCATTGATAAACTCGTTTACGAATGATTCAAATGTAGTTTGTATTCTCATGATTTATTTATCTTAATTTTATCTAGCGTATTTAATAACTCCCATTAATTGATTAATTGCAGCGTATGTTCCAGTAAGTTTCATTGTTTTACCTTTGTAAATAAATACAACTCCTTCTGTTGGGATTATTGATTCAATTCCTCCGATTCTGTCAAGTCTTTCTAATTCTGACATTACCTTATCTATTTGTGCAAGGTTATCTCCCTTCTTAACATCTTCGGCCGCTTGCTTAATTTGCTTATGTAATCGTTGCATTTCAGTTGCAGGGTTTGCTGCTATAAAATCGCTAGCATTTTTAAGAATAACGCTTCCTAATTCTAAGAATAAATCTTCAAATGGTCTAATGTTTTCTTTTTGTTTCTTTTTAACATCTTCTTTATCAAACTTCTTGATTACAGATGCTTTGTCTTTTCCAAGTTCTTTATCAAGAGCTCTTAGATTAAGTGTCTTTTTATCTCCATAAGCCCATCTTAATAATAGACCTTCTTTTTTATCTTGAGTTAAATCTGGAAAATTAGATTCGATTTGATCTCTCCACCACATTTCATGATACTTTGAAACGGGATCCGAATCAGATAGATCATATATTTTTTTAAGGTCTTCTACCTTTTTAATATATTTTGATTTGTTCTTTTCAAAATCAAGATCCTTTCCTATCTTAACTACCTGTGGGGGAATTATAGTGAATACCTTTCCTACATGTAATTTAAGATCCTTTAGTGCCTTAGCAATGGATTTAGCAGGTTTATTATCATCTGCAATAATATTACCCTGTCCATCTGTTTTTTTAATCCCATGAAATTGTATAATATCTCTGTCATAATAAATAACATTTGGATTCTTTGAATATATTAACTCCATGTTCATGAAATTCATACCATTGTCAAATACTTCTAAATCTTTATTTGATAATTTACCAAGCGAATTTGCTAAGTCAGTCGCTGCGAACTGAAACGTATCTTGTACTAGTTTACTCGGATGTCCTTCAAATTTCTGCTTAAATGTAGCAAGGTCCATTGGGATTTTCATTTCTCCCTTGTTTCTTGCGAATTTTACAATACCATTCTGTACTGTTGCAAACACGTTTTGGCCATCTGTCTTTTCAGTGGGCTCTTCGTCAAATGTTAGATTACCAGAAAGCCCAGCTTCAATTATTTTTTTAAAGTCGCCAAACGTTAAGTCCTTTTCATCAAACGGATGTGACATGTGCCCTGCAGCACCACCTTCTAATATCAATGATTCTATAGATAATCTGTTTTCTTGTTCCGTGATGAACGCAGAGAAACCAAGTATTCGTTTTTTCATGTTGTTGTATTAATTTATAAAGCAGACAGATTTTTATAGGTCTGTCTGCTTTTACTTTATTTATTTTCCTAGAGAGCTTGTTAACATTCCAATTGCAGTTCCATAATCTCCATCTGCTTTAGATAGGATACCGTCAACAATTGACTGTGCCTTGTCTTCATCGAAGTCTGATCCAAATGCCTTCTTTAAGATAGTGAATGCATATTCTTTAAATTCATCATCAGTCTTGATGTCAGCTTCATTGATTGTAGATAATGATTTAGTCGATACTGATTCGTCTAAGTCATCTGTCAATAGATTTACAAGGTCATTTAGTTTCTTTGCTATTTTCTTAACATTAGATACTGAGTCTTTGTATGTTTTACCATTGTCATATTCCTGTGTTAACAAATCTTCAATATCTGAAGTAACTTGTCCTACGTTAAGAGATTTGGCCTCGTTAATAACTGATTCATTATATACGCTTAGTCCTTTGTTATCTTCTATTGAAATCTTAGCGTTAGGGAACTTCTTCTTAACTTCTTCATAATTAGCAGGAATTGCATCCATTATACTAACATGTTCTTGATTAACTACTGCGTTATCCTCGATTGATACTATTGTCCATGGCCCAGACTTAGATCCCTTCCTAACTCCTCGCATGATGTTAGTCCATTTACCTTCGCTTGTTACTGATTCCGATAAATCAGATATCATGTTGTCAATTGCGTCTTCAATTGTTTTTGAAGTCTTCTTAACTTGCGAAACTGAGTCCTCATATGATTTACCGTTATCATATTCTTGTGTCAGTAAATCTTCGATATCAGATGCAACTTGTTTTAATGTAAGTTTCTTTGCTTCGTTAATTGCTGAATCGCCTAAATTCACAGATAAACTTTCGAATTTTAAACCATTATATTTATCAACGCCATCAAACTTGTCAGCTGGTACTATATCCATTAATCGATATCCTCCTTGGATTGCCTTTGACAACATTGCTAATACTTCCTTCTCATCTCCTGTTTTTAGAGGTCCGAATGTAAAGTCTTGTCCCATTACTCTGTAAATTGCAATAAACCCTGATTTAGCTTCGTTAATAGTTAGTGTTGAGAAATTACTTTCCTCATTCAATTTCAATGTAGTATCTACTCTAATACCTGTTTCCTCTGACACTTCATTGAATTTATCCAACATACTTTGTCCGATATGTACTTGATTTATTTGTTCTAAGTATAAAGCCGCACCTTCAACAATTCCGATTCCTGACCAACCTGCTGCATTTGCTATGCTTGAGTAATATTTGTCTAGTATTTCCTTAATTGTCTTTGTACCTATTCTAACGATATGTCCACCAAGACCTTCTGTCTTAATTTCCAAAGGTTTTATATTACCCTTGATCATTTTTGTAGTAGAATCAGCTTCTCTGTGAAAATTAGCATCTCTCATTGCTTCTGCTGTGATATATTTAATACATCCTAACATTGAAGATGATTCCATCATACTGATTGCTGATAATGTCTTATTGAATATTAAGTTATATTCCTTAAGTACCTTCTTTGCATCACGTTTGTATTCAACCTTGATTGCTTCAGTTAAGTTTTCTTCAACTTTATATGTTTTACCATCAAATTCAAATTCTTCATCTCCTGCTTCCTTTGCCTTTCTAACAGCATCACCAAATGCGTTACCTTCAGATACATTAGATTTAGTAGTTACTTTGTATTGTTTACCATTGAATTCGAACTCAGACTTATCTTCTTCTATCGCCTTGGCTCTAGCTCCTAGAAATGCGTTACGTTCATCTAATTTAACAGGTTCTCCCATTCTATTAATGTCATCTTCAATATCTTCAGCACCATCTTCTAAAACCTTTGCGAAGAATTTAGTTGCTGTGTCTTCATCTAATTCAGATAAAGAACTTAATCCCATTTCATCTAATATTTCTTCAATTTTAGTTAGGGTCTCTGTTTTCTTAATACTATTTTCTTCCTTTACTTTCGATTGTTTTTCTAGGGCCTTTACCTCTGAAAAACTTCTGAATGAAGAGATCTTATTAACTTCTGCCATTTTATTTGTTGTTTTTATTATGTTATTATGTTTTATATATCTCCGTCAAAATTGACTTTCTTAATACTGTACTCGAATTTCTCTTGTTTGTATATTGCTTGTCGTGCTTTACCATGTCTAAATAGATAGTTGTCCCATTCTATTGTTCGTATATTGTCTACGAAATCTACAATTAAAACCTTGTCCTTTGATTCATGTTGTCTAAGTCCACGGCCAATTGATTGTCTAATTATAACCTCGGATTTGAATGATTCTGTAAAGAATATATTGTGAATCTTCTTAATAGATATACCAGTTGAGAACGTTCCATAACTTGCAACGATTACGATCTCCTCGCCCGCTTCCATCTTTTTCTTATATTCTTCTCTGATATCAGTTGCAGTTCCTCCATCGACATAAAATACACGCTTGTTACTTTCTTGTCTAAGCTTTTCATATAATCTTCTACCATGTTCTATCCTATGAAAAAGTACTAATGAATTCCTAGGAACCTTTCCTATTACATTTGAAATAAAATCAAGCCTTGCTCTATTATTAATAACGAAGTTTTGTTCTAGTGAAAATACGTCCTTATTCTCATATTTATTTTGAGCTAGTTCCATCAATGCATTCTTCTGCTTATCGGTTGCGTAGTCCATCTCAATAACCTTGACAATACATTTTGCGATATGTCCCTGTTCCTGTAGGAATGCCGCTTTAACCTCGGTGATAACAGGTCCAGTTTGACTCATTAGGGTTAATCGATCAAGTGTACCTGGTTTAGGAATTGTACCAGACAGTCCGTATCTATAGTTGGCATTAATACATTTTTGTAGGATCGTCTTAATTGATGCAGATTTTGCTTTATGTGTCTCATCGACTATAACTGCATCGAATTCTGCGAAATACTCTGGGGTTTTCTTAATAAGTGATTGATATGTTCCTATCACTATGTTCTTATTAGATTTAATCTTTTGTCCTGCAAAAATCTGTTGGATTCGCAGGTCTACTTTGTTTCTGTGATTATAATCGTGAAAATCCTCATGTGCCTGTACAACTAATGAAACGTTAGGTACTATGAATAATATTTTTGTTGCTTTCTTCTTTTCTAGCATATAAGCTATTGTAAGAAAACTAATTAAGGTCTTACCAGCTGATGTGGCAAGCTCAGCAAGGCACTTTCTGAATTTTAGTATATTATACGCTGCATCTATTTGATAATCCCTAGGTGTTATCTTTGAGCCTTCAAATACCCCAAGTGCCCATGTTTCAAAACTCTCAGCTGCAATATCAGGGTCTATTAATCGTTTAATACCATCTATCTTTAATTCGAAACGGTAGTCCTTACAAACCTTCATGACATATCGCCATAAACCTGCTGGAATCCATTTATCATCTTTGATATATGAAACATAACCATCCCAAACACCTCGTTTGACCAATGGATTAAATCTCCAAGAGTCAATACGCTTTGTCAACGAAATTCTTATCTGCTCTAACTCGAGCTCAGTTGCTTCATCAATTCTTAAGAACTGATTATCTTCTGTTAATGTTAGTATCAATGTTCATGAATACTTTTTTTATAGTTCAAACGTTATTGTTCAACTCTATTTATAAACGCGAAATATCAAGTCTGTTTTTTATTGCAAACCCCATATTGTCAAGCGTTTTAACTGATCCCTCTATGAAACTTTTCTGTGAATGTAATAATTCTAGGATGTTTGTATCAATCGATAAATCAGCTTCAACAAATCTTTCTCTTTGTTTATCTGTTAATTTGTAATCGTAGCTATAATACTCGATCCATTTATCTTTCCATTTCTTGTCAACGATACTTTTTTGGGATCGTATTCTGTTGCCCATGGATGCAAGCTGTTCAACTAATATTTGGCGGTAACTTAATGTATATGCACTAACTTCTTCGAGATTATTACCTAATTTTAAATCGTCAGTTAGTGCCTTTATCTTGGTAGTCCATTCAGTTCTCTGTATACTCAGATATGCATCCAACTGTTGTACTTTATCTTTACTCTCTGCCATTGCAATTTGTTTTAAAATAGTGAATTACCCTTCTTATTGTCTTTAATATAAACTGAGCTTTTAAACTTAGCCTTCAACTTAGGACTCGTTAGCGTAAATTCCTTACCAGTGTGTGAAATATCAGTTGATGCAAAATCCATCATTAACCTGATATTCTTTCTATTATCTTTCTCGTTCTCAAAGTCTTCGAATTCTTCTTCGATCATTTGTAAAAATTCTTTTTTAATCATAGGTGGTATGCATCTAATTTAGAGTTAGTAAAATAATCACCTAATTTAGATAAACACTTATTCTTGGTTAGCCATGCAGCAATAACCAGGTCATTTAGGTCGCCTATCTGTTTAGGATATTTATCTCTGTTTTTTTGGTCAATAGATTTGAGGTATGCTTCATACTCTTTTTCTATCTTTGTTTCCTTAAAGAATTTTTCCCAGATGAATATCTTTTTGCCTCTTCGTAACTTTTGCATCATTTTCCTCTTGCCAGTTTCATCATTATCAAACATATATCTAACTGTTGGTATTTCATCGAATTCCTCAGTAGATCTACCTGCAGTCGCAAGTCCTATTGAATTTGGCATGAACATCGAATCAATAGGACCTTCAAACATTGTAACATCTCGTTCGAAGTCTACCATCATTACGCCGAAGATTGTTGAAACCTTCTTCGTACTTATTAATTCCTCTTCAGTTATCTTAAGTTCCCTACCCGTTTCTTCATACATTTTTGCTAAATCATATGTAAGATACCTTGAATTTCTTTTCTTTATAAGAGATCTTGTCTGAAACCCTATAATCTTGTCAGCTGGTGCAATATTAAGAACAACAATTCGTTTATCCTTAGGCGAATACATAAATCTATCTAATCTTGCAGATAGTAATCTGTTTCTTAGATAAAAGAATGCCGGATCTCCGGTCTCTACTTCCTTGAATCCGAACCATTCTCGTAGTTCAGTCCTAGTTGGCGCAAGATCATGGGCTAATTTAAACACATCATGTTCAAGTACTTCGATATCATTTGAAGCTACCTTATGCTCTTGTATATAATCAATAACCTGTATTGAATCGTCTGTGCTTTTAAAATTTAAGTGATGATCCTTTAATAATTGATATGCGTTTGAATGTGCACTACAATTAAAACAATGGAACTGTAACGTGTCCCAATATAGGTTTCCACGTTTCTTCTTATGGTCATCGCTTGAATCTCCACAATATGGACATGCCATTGTAATTCTACCAGGCATCTCCTTAATCATATGTTTTGACGGCTCATGATGTGCCTTTACAATTGCCTGTTTTACTAGACTTCGTATCTTAGACTTTAATTCTTCTGTAATTATAGGACCTTTCATATATATTATATAAGAAAAATGGACCAAGTTTACACCTGGTCCATTTAATTTCAATATGATTGTGAATTATACTCCTAAATCATCTAAGAAAGAATCTAAATCATCTGACGAATCAACGTTTGATGTTACAGCTTCTACTGGTTCTGAACTGAATGTTTCAGTTGTTGCAGTTTTTGCTGGAGCCTTCTTGATTGCGGGTCTAGATACTACTGAATCCAATGAATCTCCTGGATTTAAATAGTTTCTTAAGATACCGTTAACAAAGTCTCTAGTATCTCCGTCCCATGCTTTATATTCGAATGGTTCTAAACTTGGTGCTGCATCTAATTCTGCTTTAATTGCAGTCATTGAATCGGCGTTTCTTTCAGCGGGTGTTCCACTAATATCTATCGCAGATGCTGATGATGAAAATTTAGCAGTATCGTAATTGTTATACTCTCCTTGTCTAGTTATTACTAATTCAAAGTTCTTTCCTGCAAATAAATCAAAAACTTGAGTTGGTTCACCAAAGTTTGGTTTTAATTCTGCATCAATCTTCTCCTTGATCTTATAACCAAATTTGAAGATTTTATATTGTCCTTCGAATTCTGGGTTCTGTGGATCTTTAATAACTTTGATTAATGCAAAGTATTGCTCACGTCTTTTAAGCTTATCACTCATTTTACGATCTACTGCTGAATCACTTTTTCTTAATTTGAAGAATACGTCTGCAATAGGGCATTTTTCGCCAACAGTTGATGGTGAATCTACCATTTTACCGTCTCCACTTGCGTTTGTTAACCAATGTACGTATTTCTTTACTAAAGAATTTCTTGGGTTTGTTGGGTTTGGTACAAAACGAATTAATGCTTTGTAAGTTCCATCCTTGCCTTGATCAGCTGATGGTTTGTACATGTCACTTCCTGTTGAGTGTTGTACTTCATGTGTCTCGACGTCTGTTACGCCTAAGTTAAAAATGTCAAATTCTGCCATGTCTTTAATTTTCTTTAAATTGTTAATTGTTTATTTCTTTTAAACTGTTTATTATATACCTATATTTAATATTGTTTCAGAACTTATGTTACTTAAATAAGTTATTCTACTGTTTTATTTAATAGTATACTTATTATATAACCTGTTTACTTATTGTTTCTTTTAGTCTTATCTTTACTTCTTTATTGGGGGTAAGGGGGTTATTGAAACTATAATAAAAATAAAGTTATTCATTACTGAAACAAAACAGCACACCGCCTATATAACTTAAGTCTTTAAGCTTCCGAGTAAGATAAACTTCTAAGGATTATTTATTAGGGTATTAATTCCAGTCGGAACGATCCTCTAATAACCAAAAAGAAAGTGATTAGAGAATTGATTAATCCTCGTTGTGATATATTGATCTTGATAAATGATTTAAGAAATACGCATCTATCAGGTCATCCATTGGCTTAGGCACCTTTTTAACTTCTCCTATATTATCTTTACAGTATTTGAGAAGAGATGATATTTCTAAAGAAGAATCCTCTAGAACATTTTCAAGGAATTTAACCCAAAGTTCATCTTTCTTCATACGACCGTGTCCGGCATGCTTTTTAATAGTAGATGGTGCAATTGTCATCATATCTAATACTTCAAGCCTTGACATCATTTCCATTTTAAGGATTGCTGCGCCTGCTGCCATATCGATTATGTTATTTGTTCCAGCAGAAGAACCATATGATGATCCCTCAAATGCAATAACAAACGGAGAATCATTACCAGTTATTTCGATAATCATATTAATAATGTCATCTGCTGTTTGTGCATGTCGCTGAACTTTAATCATCTCACTCTTTGAATAAGATTCTTTATTTGTCCAATCAGGCTGATGTTTAATTTGAGTGTCGTCAAGGATATTTAATTCCTCTTGCATCTTCTGTTCTTTCTTAGTTCCAGTCTTAGGCTTTAAATAACCTATAAAATGATATTTGTCATTCTTAAATATACAAATTCCTGGTGAATTAAGAGAGAAGTCAATTGTTACAAAATTCATATTAAAACTTTTTACCAATTGCCATACCTAATGCTGCACCTACTAATCTAGAGGTCATCATATCGTACATTACGCCTGATTGTATTCCTAATACTTTTGCTATTGTCTTACCAATTGTTTTACCAAGCGCAAATCCAGTAAGTCCTCCAAAGATAGATCCTAAGATTCCCTCATTTGTTAGTTCTTCGTTGAATGACGCGATATCATACGATCCGTCTTCTAATTGATAATCGTTTAAGAATTCGTCTAACGCTATATCAACCTTAGTTTCTAATTCCTCAGTCCATTCTGATTGAAGTGATTCGTTTAGTATTTCTAAGTTTTCCTTAGTGATATTATCTTCTGCCATGTAATCTAAAAATGCTTTCATATAATATATATCTTAATCTATTTCGAGTGATATGTTAAACTTGTTATAATAAAAGTTAATGTCAAACGTTGTAAACTCTGCAATGTTTGCACTCATATTCAAATCAAGTTCGCTTATCGAGTTAATAATTGGCTTTTCAAATACTGCGCTAATTAGATGAATTCCTTCTGCGTCCATTATCTGTAATTTAATATCGTTTAGCCATGGTTCACGAGTGTCCTTCGCATAATAATATAACAAAGTATCCTGCATTATCCAGTAATTAATATACCCATCTAATAATTGCATCGAAACACTAAATTGTCGTTCTATTGTATTTTGA